AGAAAACTTTACTCCGTTAGGTGTAACAGTAACATTCTGTTTCTTTAGTTCGGATAGGTCATGTTCTTGATTCAATAACTTATCAATACTCAAAGTCATAATATCACCCTTAATCATTTTTTCGGGTGAGACATTGTACTGCATAATAATATGTGGATAAAGTGAGTTCAAGTCAAATGACATAACCCAGTCATGTTTACCCACGATTGGTTCTTTTACATACGCACCAACAATAGAATGATGTTTTGTCTTCTCAAGTTTTTGTGGTGGTGTTTGAATCTTTTGTTCTTTAAGGAAGTTGTAGATAATGGTTTCCCAGTATTTTACCATTCCAAAAGTATCTGAGTAATTACACTTCGCATTGTAAGCCATAGTCATGGTCAATTCCAGTAGACCAAGTTTATCTTCTAGGTCTTCTACAAGTGTAACGTCCTTGACATTGTATTCTAGATACAGGGAATAGTTGTTCTTGTAAAGTGTATGTAGATTTCCATATTCTGAATAATCAATCTTTTGTTTGTCTAATTCAATATGTGAAATGTGGTCGAGGGAATAGGATTCTTGATTAACAAAAGTTCTTTGTTTGTACAGTTGCATATAGTCAATAATGTTAATACCATAAAGATTGAACACTACAACTTTATTACCATAATTATTAACGTAATCTCTTACGTCTGACATATTCCAAGGCGAAAACTTTTTATGTGAACCCTCTCCAAATAACTTATCAACACGATTACAAAGATAAGTCATATCGAATGCATCAACATTCCAACCAGTGATTACGTCAAAACTTTCTTTACGCCAGTATTTGATAAATGCTTCAAGTAGGAATGCCTCGTTCTGACATTCATGGTAGATAACATCTGCAGGACAATCATGCCATGGGCCGATACCAAAGGTATGTGCGTTATGTCTAAATGGTTTGATTGTGATTGCGTTGACTTTCTCTTCTGCGAGAGTTGGTTCGGGGAATCCGTTTTCTGACTCACACTCAATGTCGAGTGTTGCGATTTTGATTTTGTTGTAGTCCCATTCAATATCACCTTGAAACTTTTCTGCGATATAGGTGTAGATATACTTGTCGTATCCATGAATTTCGAATCCGTCAACTTGATTGTATTGTTCTCTGAACTTTCTTGCACCACCCATAGTGTCAAGATTAACTGCTTCTAGAGGTCTTCCGTCAAGAGAACGGAATGCAGTATCACCCTTTTTAGATAACACATAATGATTAGGTCGATATGCGACCTTCATCATATGAGGTTTGTTATTCTGATAACCCTTTACGAGTATCTTATCACGAGTACGACAAACGTTAGTATAAAAATCCATAATATAATTATATCACAAACTATATTATTCTGTCAATGTCCTTTTACTCTCGAAGTCGAAATTCTTTTTGATTACAGATTTGATTTCTTCCCAGTGTCCTATTTTGTTCAGTTCGTCTTCAACTGAAGCCATAAGGTCGGGGTGGTCTGCTGTACCACTTGCATTTTTTGTTAACACTTCAACGTTAATTTTGTGTTTTGCAATCTGAGCGTCTGCGTTTTGTATTTGAGCCATCATGACTCTGTCCATAAAATCTACCATATTATTTGTTTCCTGTTGCTAGTTTATAATTTGTCTCCAAGTTTGGTCTTACATTAAACATGGTGACTATCTGACTTTTTGGTATTGTGAATGTATACTCTCTTGCATATGGTAACCATGGTGCAAGATTGATTTCCATATTTCCATCAACGACCTGTTGAACTAATAGTTGTGCTTCAGATATAATGACATTTTTATTTGCCTTTCCTTCCGTCACATATCCCATGACGACTTCACCACCTAAAAGTTTTATTGCCTTGATTTCAGTTGAACTAAACACTTAATACTGATTCTTGTAATTCAATAGAACGTCTACCAACTTGTTTAAACCAACGTGAGTCTTCCATTTCGACTGCCATTCTTTTCCAGTCTCCTTCAACAACTGCACTCCACATATTGTTGAATTTTGCAAACCTAGTTCCACCAAGATTGAAAGTCATGTTAACTAAAACGTGTTGAATCTCTTCGGGTAGTGCATAGAAATCTTCCCCACCTTTTCCTTCGAACACATGAATTGTTTCTTCAACGTGTTTGTCAAAGTCTGACTCATAGTATGCATCAACAACTTCTTGACTTACTGGTGTTCCTGCAGGTTGTCCGTGTTCTGCATCATCTTCTTTAATAAGATGTCCAACACCTAGTGTCAAATATCCTAGTGAATCTGCGTAGACTTCAAGGACTTCGCCTTCATGCCTTTTTATTTGTTCCTTTAGAATCTCTTTGTTCATTTTTTTCCCTCTCCGCTTGGTGTTCAATGAGTTCAACTAATATATCACCCATTAGTGTATTTAATTCCCCATTATTTAGTAGTTCTTCAATTCCCTCTTCACTTGGTTCTGTTCCATGTGGAACTCTTCTTATTGTTCTTTGAAAATTTAAATGAGGATTTCCGTCTTCCATTTGCACTTGACCATATTGATAAACTAGACCGTCCCAATCACCACCCTGCAATTCTATACCTGCAGTTTTATCATCAGGATTCTCTACAACTCTGTAGATACCTTGGTCATACATTTTTCTAGTTGTCATTACAAAATGCGATATGGTTTTTACTATATCGTCCTAATCTTTTATATTGTTCATATATGTTACTGAATGAATATTGTAATCCTTTCATGTAATGTTCATAATTTCTTTGAGTTACAAATGCATTAAACACTATGTGTCCCTTGTTAATCTTATTTAGGTTGTCATAAAATTCTGTTGATTTGAACTTATCTGCAGTTCCACTTGGCCCAAATAAATCGACAAATATATAGTCGTACTGCGTTGTGCAGGTTTCTACGAATTCAAATGCATCTCCAACAACGTGTGTAAGTCTATCGTCATTGGGCATATGAAAATAAGTTTCACCTATATGTTGTAGGTCAAAAATATCAACTGCAGTAATATTCATTTGAGTATTTCTATGCAGGTATGACGGAATAACTCCACCACCAGTTCCTAGAATCAATGCACGTTGCGTAATTGTAGGTGTACTAGGAAGGTCATTATAATTTAACACTTCAACCATTTCTTTAGTGTAAGTCTTTTGTAAGTCGTGAGGATACTTTTTCTTCAATGAAGTTTGATTTAACTCACCATTAAATTCTAGAATTATACATTGTTGAGTTTCTATAACTGCAATCTCAACACCATTGACATTTTCTCTGTATATTATTTCACTCATAAATTCTAACTCCAAATGAACAATCGTTCATAATTGCTTTGTGGATTCCTAAAGTTGCTTTTCTAGTTCCCATAGCTCCACCTGCAAAGGTATCAACCACTTCTCGTTCCTGTAAATCTTTCATTGTCACATAGTGCATATATGCACCAATCCTTTTTCTAACTTCTTCGGGTACGTCAACTTCTTCTTCAAATACCATATGGTCAATAGACTTGTTTACTAATTGATACCCAATCTTGTCATTTACCAAAAGGTACACAATCAATCCTACAGGTACATTTCCATATTCAAACAAATAATATTCTACCGAATCATCATTCCAGTAATCATACTTAGTGATTGCATCTGCCATTCCTTTTGATAACCACTTAGTTTTCTCAACGTCTCTCTTCCATGTTAGGAATGCATTGTTTATTTTTTCTACTGCATTATCGGGTTGTGTAAGTTTCCTACAAGTGAGATTGGTGTCCTTAAGTAATCTGTTGACACCCTTTTTGGTTCTCCACCTGTTCTTCATTTTTTCCATGTTAGTATCAACATGAGAATAATAATTGTAGGTTTTAAAAAAAGTTTGTTCTGTTAATCCTTTCTTTTCAATCCATAAAGATTCTTGTTCATTACCTAGGAATTTTTTACATACGTTTTCTCTAAGTGCATCAAATACCAATTCTTCATTTAGTAAAGAACCAGTTGCACTTATTGGTAATCCTTCCAGTCTTTTATAAATGTGTTGAAACATTTGGACGTGTTTCAGTACTATCACGACCAAGTCTCCGTTAACACTTACTGTTGCAACTTTCCTTTGCCATTCATTTTTAATTCTATGGTATTCATGAACATATTCTGAGGGAAGTAATCCTTCGTATCCATATCGGATTCGTCTTTGAGTCTGATAGAAGTCTATAAACTTTTTACTTGAAAGTTCTTTAAGTGATAAACACCTATCGTTAAAAAACGATGAGGGGTCAACTGTTTTTAATTCCTCTATATCGATGCACGGAATGGCTTCGAAAGGACTTAACTCATTCAAAAAATCCATCTAGTGTACTCACTCTTGCATCTTTAAAGAAATCACGTGCTACACCTTTAGAAAAACACCAAATATTTTCAATGTAATATTTCTTCATGTATTCGTCCATTGCAGCTTTATCAAAATCTCCATTCTCATCTTTAAATACAGATTTACCTTGAGGTCTCTGCATTATTCTCATTCCTATTTGACCGTCAAAGTATTCTTCACCAACGTGTCTAATAACTTCGTCTCCCGACCTGTATCTGACTCCATTAATTTTTGGGTCTAGAATATTAATGTATAACACTCCATTGTTTGCAAGTGATTCAAATGATTTCTTTGCAACTGGTAGATAGAATTCATCTCTCCATGCATTATACTCATTGAACTTAGACCATGATTGGTCTTCTGCGTGTTCTCCACCTTCGTTGTATCTTTCTGTAGAAAAATATGGTGGGGAAGTGAATGCACAATCGATTGGTGGAAGTGAATCGTAATCCAAGTCTTCAGCACCACAACGATATATTACTACTCTTTTTGAACCTTCACATATGAATCTGTTATCATTTTCTTTTATATCGGGTGCATTACCTGTAAGAATTGTTTCGTATGCTATACATTGTTTCTTATAACGTTCAAATGTATTAGGGTTCGGGTCTGTTCCTATGTAATCAGTAGTATAATTACTTGCATAGAAACCACAAAGTCTATCACCCCAACCACATGAAGTGTCGAGAATAACGGAAGACCTAGTGTTATCATAAATTGATTTTGCAACCAGTGGTTTGAACTGAGTTGCAATGTATGTTCCAAGTCTGAATGCAGAAATGTAAGATTTCTCATCGAGTTTACCACCCATGAGTTCTTCTTTTCCTTCTACTTGAACTTTTTGAACACCGTTGATTCCTCTCCACATAGGGCCGAGACATCTCCAAATTTCTTTAGAGGTTCCTTCTTCCCAAACTTTTACTGGTGGTTCGAATCCATAACTTCCACAGGCAAGTCTTAAGTCTTGGTGAAAGTAATTAGATGCATCAGAATGATTAGATGCACAATCAATCATACCCATACCCCATTGTCCAAAATCAAAAGTATAATCGTCATACTTTTCCATGACTTCTTGTTCTAGGTTATCGGTAGGTGTGATACATTTACTAGTATCATAATCTTTTAATGCAAGAAACATTTCACGCATTCTTTCATATGAAATTTTCTTGAAAGGAAATGGTGGTCTGTTTTCTGCAATGAAATCTGCAACTGCAAGACGAAATTCTTCCTTACCATATTTTTTGGTAGTTGCATCAAAAAGGTTACCGTCTAAGATAGGTAACCCTTCTGAATTTACGTTGTCGGATAGAATTTGTCTTAGGGACATTATGAACCTAGTGCTTCAGCGTCTGCAGTTGACATACTCCCTGTATTACCAAGATACTCCATTACTGTTTCTGCATTTGAAACTAAGAATGGGTCTGATTCAATGTTATC